TTCGCTTTCGATTTTCTCAATTTCTGCTAGTGCGTCTGTGTAGATTTCTCTACCATTAAGAGTGACGCCGCCAGGTAGTTGAACATTGTTATACTTAATCAAGTTCATACCCCACTGCTTCTTCATGAGAGCAGTAGCATACTTTTTGACAAAAGGATCATTGTTCATCTCTGTGGCTTCTGTAGGATCGAGAAGACGATGACATTCAATAAGAAGATTAGTTCCTTCTTTAAGGAAGTCTTTATTGATATCAAGGTATAAACGATCACGACGTGATGTAAATCTGAACTGCTGGAATGAACCATTGTTCAGAACCATATCTAGAGTTTCTAGATAAGTCTTGTTCATATAATAGTTGAGGATATCAAGTGATCCAAACGCATAGAGATCATTCAGGAAGATTTGATACTCAACGCCAAAAAGGTTTGAACGGATTGAATTACTGACAAGACCAAAAACTCTAGTGATACCAACTACATGATCTGGAATAGGAACATAGTTAGTTGCTTCTAACCAATTCGTATTTCCATTTGATGTTGTAGTTGTGGCACTAAATCTTGTCTTATCATCAGCAGTGATTTCGTGTCTTAGGAACGCTCTCTCCATACCGTTATAGCAGTTCTCCTGGAAGAACTGGAACGTGTCGTCGATAACGTTGTTGACCTGCTCGTCATCAATATTTACTTGCAAGACAGGTTCGCCAAGTTGCCTCTTACAATATGTGATGAGTTCAGCTCTTGTACTTGGAGATGCCATTACACACAAAAAATCCCTTCTCTCCTATTTAGGAAGAAGGGATTTAGTATTTATTCTACTACTTCAGTTGGTGCTGGTTCTGCCTCAGGTGCTGCTCCTTCTCCTTCTAGTAGACCTAGAGTTTCAAGACCACCTACGAGTTTGAGTTTATACTCATTTGCTTTCTTGAGGTTGTCTTCTAGTTCTGCAATTTGCTTATCAGTGGTAGCAATTTGCTCCTCAAAATTTTTCTTAAGAGTTGCGGGATCCATAGTTATCACAGGGAATATTGTGTACTTTATTTATCAACGGATAAAAGCGTTGAAAGTCAATCTCTTTGTTTTCCAATTATCTTTTTGGAAGTATGGACTATGCCATAGAGATCCTTCATATAGAAGAAGAGCATTGTTAGAATGTTCTTCTACATGATATCGTTCCCATTCTTTCAACTTTACTTTAGCAGGATCGAACGATACCATAGAGTTTACTTTATTGGCAATCCTTTCTGATCTGTAGTTTCTTTCACCACAGACATACTCCTCTCCAGTTTCCTTGACACGCCAGAAGGCAGTTCCATTAGGAACTTCACCTTCATACTCATCATCATTGTTAAGTGACAATACAGCGGCATATCGAGTGTAGTCAGAGTGTGGATACAAACTCATAAACCTCACCTTTTCATCTACATCATAAATCTGAAAAGAAAATCTACTTTCTTCTGGATGTCTCATAGTTTCATCTGAGCAACCAAAATAGTTTGCACAGATGTATCTAAGAGGAGAATACAATCCTTTCTTAAAGTTACTGATGAGGTGCAGGTATCCTGGTAAGTTAGTTACTTCACCCTGAATTGTACTCAGATAATCAACAGACTGTGCATACATTCTTAGATCATCTGGATTGGTAAAAAAGTTTTTTACAATAACAAGTTTGTTTTTACTTCTACCAATATGTTTTTCATCAACCTCCCAAGTGGAGGGGTGATTTACACCAAATACTGCGGGATCAATTACTTTCATTCTTTTTTTCCAATACCAAAACGTATACACCATTCCACCAATGACTTGGGTTTTCTGGAATAGTGCTCAAGATTTTCCTTTCAAACCACACATCAAAGTCTTGTTCCTTAATATACTGAATAGCAGAATCAATTACGCCATCAAAGTTAGCATCATCAATAACCAAGATAAACTTGTCTGCTAGGAAAGGAGTGACATGAGTTAGAGCATTGAGTTGCTCAACATAATCATGACCAGCATCATAGAACACAACGTTTGGTTTATGTCCTTCAAAATCGTTCTCTACTAGATCAGTAACACTGCTACCAATAAATGTAGTTTGACCATTCTCATACTGTTCAAAGTTAATCTTAAACTCATCAAAAGCATTTCCTACTTCTGTCCACATGACATTTTCAGTCATTGGTTTGCATTCTGGATCAGAGAAATTATCTACTCCAAATGCAGGAATGTCATTACCCATGATAGCAGAGAAAAGTGTGCTACCCATGAATGTACCCATCTCGAAGTATACAGCATCATCATGAGAACAAAGGTTGTTCAACAGATGTCTTACGCGATTAGAACTCAAACCAATTGGTCTGAACTTAGGATCATTGAAGTTGGACTTATAGATCAGAGCATTATCAATTGCATCTAGACAACGTTGTGTATATTCTTCTACAGAAGGATCTTCTCCTTTCTTTTTGATATGAGCATCAACAACACTGTCACAGTAGTTACAGTCCCAACAGTCAAACTTACAGTTCTTGATTTTATCTCTCCAAAGATTGATAGGAGCATCCTTAACTGCAAGATCTTCCATGTAATCATCAAACTCAGGGAAGAGAAGATCTTCTTTCTTTACCCAACGCTCAATGATATCCATACTTTCTTTCAAGCGGATAGAGTTTTCTCTACCATGCATCTTGAAACAATCAATGCCAAGATCAATAAACTCGTCCCAATCTTCACGCCATGGAGGTAGGTTTGCTGCCTTGAGAGCAGAAGAGTTGTCTTCAATATCCCACTTAGCACATGAATTTGTACTGATAGGATCCATGAAATACTGCGGACCTTCTGTTCTAGTATTATTGAAATGGTAATGCTCATCCATCATAGAGCAACCACCCCAACATCCTTCATTGACAAGCAAAGATAGTTCTACTGGTTTACCAATAGAAGCACAATATTCTTTTGCATCTTTGATCCTCAATAGAGCATCACGATCTCTCATCAAATCTCTATCAAGATTAATGTAATGGAAACCTGCTTTAGCAAGAGATACAATCTCATTTGCTTTAGTGACATTTCTAAGGATAGTATTCTTGATCTTTAGATCTGGAAATCTATCTTGCAGAATACCAGTAGCTACCCAACTTGTATGAGGAATGGTTGCAATCCTAATTCCACTTTCATACAGAACTTTAAAATTGTGTGCAAACAAATCTAGACCTTCTTGATCTGGTCTAACATAAATGTTATTGAAAGTGGCAGACAAAGGGATCTCTGTTTCTCTAGAGATCACCATTGCATTATATACAAGTTGCCTTGTATCACCAGCAAAGATATCACCCATGGCATCCTGCTCGAAAGGTGGCATCCTGCAAGTAAAATACAAGTCCTTGATATAGTCCTTATATCTTGTCAACCAAGGGATAACTACAGAATCTGTAAATACCTTATCAAGCTTCGGATTTACGGGAAGACTGAATACGGATTTTGTTTGGTTTTTTGGTTTCTTGCTCATTTTGTTTAGTCACCTCATCAGGAAGCATCATAGGTTCATTACTCATACCCAAACCTAAGAGTTTAGGCATATCTAGTTTATCATACTCTTGCTCCATAATCTGTCTGACTTCTGGAAGCAATTGTTGTTGCATACGTTCAACACCAGCAGTCAATAGTGTAGCATGTTCTACTGCACCTTTGATAGCTGCCAATTGATCTGCTTGTGGCATATTCATAATAGAATCTAGGTTGCCACTACCGAGACGACCGATGGCATGTACATCGACTGCCGCTTGTTTTGCCATACGAGTAATCCAATACTTACGATCTTCTTCCTCGTTAGTTACACGATAGTGCTCAATCGACTTTTCGTCTTCCATATGTTCGCGAACCATGTCACAGAACTCGCGAATTTCTCTATCGTATGTAATGTGCTTTCTTTCGTAGATACTGCAATCATAGTTTGCCTTATCTAATTCAATTTCCAACCTTTCGATTTCTAGTTCGTCAGGTTCCTTTCTCTCCTTTTCAATCTTTAGAGATCTTTCAATGACCTTTCTATTATTGATACAGAGTTTTTGTTTGTATTTTAATTCTTTGAAACCGTGGTTTCTAGTTTCTAGTTCTAGTAACGCTTGCTGAACTTTCTTGTAGGGCGTGATCTGTGATCCCACAACAAAAGTATTGTTCTGATAACGAGTTTGACCCATCTGCAAATTAATCGCAGCGTCAATGATTTGTTCGTCTGTGGCATCCGCCTTAGTAATCAGACTTAAATCTTCTCGTTTTGCAAGAGTATTACTACTAGATGCTGATGGTTCTACGGGTTTTAGTTCAGAATCCGAAGGTTCCATAAATGAGTTCTCCATTCAATCTGTCATTGTTATCGTCAATTCGTCCTAGTTTTTTCGCCTGGACAAGTGGCATACCAATATTGAGATAATCCTCATATAGTATATTCATATCCCACATGTTATCACAGTTTTTAAGCTGATATCTAATTGCGTGATATTTGCCAAGTAGAGCAGCGTACTCCACAACATATTTATCATGGTTCTTAATGATCTTTTTCGCAAGAACCGTCTTATCAATACCCCTCGTGATAGCAAGCATATCAAGGAAAGGTGTCTTTGCTTCTGGATTTCTTAGAAGATCTCTTGCTTCTGGAACTTGATACGCCCAAGATTCTTGTTCTACATCATGGCAGTTTTTGAAGTTTTTGAAGCGAAGTTCAAATTCTCTTTCAATAACCAAGATCGCCATCTTTCTCATGAAAGAAACTGCGTTGTCTAGTTTCTTTTGTGTTAGAGGACTTTTTACTTTTCTGTAACTAATTGTGCCATCCTCTTGCATCTCACCTTGATAATCTTTAGAGTATGCTCTAACTTCACCTTGATAGTTGATACCATCATGAAGTTCTTGCTCATCAAATTCAATAAATCTTTTTAGACTAGACTTGAGAGTTTCAAATACATCTCTCTTCATTCTTACAACAGCAATGCTGAAGAAGTTGAACACGTTGTGGTAAGTTGTTTCGTGTGCTGGAATATCCATAGCACGCAAATCTTCTTCACAAACTCCCATCAAAACATCACCTTTTTTCAGGTTCTGTTTGTCTTTAATGAATTTTCTAGTTTCTAATTCTAGAGGATGTTGTGGTTCATACTTTGGACGAAGAAATTCACTGTCCTCTATAATCATATGAGAGGGCACTCTTTGGGTCCATTGAACCTCAAATTCCTTTTGCTCGATAAAATTTGATTTCTTCATTACTGATATCTAGTTGCTGTTACAGTGAATGCTCCAGTGTGGCAAGCACCAGAGGATTGACCTTGGTGTCCTTTTGGTTCGGTCTTAAATCCTAGCATAGTCATGCTATCTGTAGCGTGGAACAATTT